TTTTTGATAATGGAAATTTTCAAGTAGAAGTTATAGATATTGTAAAAGGTAAATGCTCCGTTTGGGGAAATATAATTAAAGGATAGCTTATGACATATAGAGAGTTAATTAATCAAGTTCTTATAAGGCTTAGAGAAGATACTATTACTACCGATTGGGCTGGTAATATTAATGACTCTTCTAATGTATCTGCTTATCATAAACTTATAGGATCATTAGTTAACGATGCTAAAAGAAGTATGGAAGAAAGACATGATTGGTTAAACCTTAGAGAAACAGTTGATATATCTACTGTTAGTGGCACTAAAAATTACAACTTATCTTCTGGTCAAGAAATTAAGATTGTGGATGTCATAAACAACGATACAGGGCTACATTTGAATCAGGTAAGCAAAGTGTACATTAACACAATAAAGTACCCCACAGACGATACTGGTGAGCCTCTGTACTATGGTTTTAATGGTAGTGATTCTTCTAATAATTTAAAGGTAGATTTATCGCCAGTTCCTACAACGGCTCATACCTTATCATTTGATATTGTAAAGTATCAAGACGAATTGGCTACTGCTACAACTGTATTAAAAGTTCCTCCTAAACCAGTTATATTAGCTGCCTGGGCAAGAGCAATTGCAGAGCGTGGTGAAGATGGCGGTACACAGTCTAGTATTATGGCACAAGAGGCTAATGAAGCACTTAAACAAGCTATTATATTAGATAGTGGTAATACTCAATATGAAACGGATTGGTTTGTAAGTGAAAACCACAGTCATCAATATTCTGGCTCTTCAACTAATTTTAGATAATGGCTAAACAAATATCATATCAACCACTAACTGACATAGGTCTTAACGGACTTAATACGCAAAGCAATCCTGCCTCGTTAGATACATCTTTTTTAACTAAAGCAGAGAATGTAGTTATTAGAGAGTCTGGTCGTATTGCATTTAGAAAAGGTTTAAAGCAAAAAGTATCACCAAGTGGAACATCTATTGGTTCTTTAATAGAACATAATGATTCTAATACTAATAAAATATTTGCTAGTTATGGTACTTCTATATACACAGTAGATTTTACTGATCCAGATGCTGCGTTCCCTAGTAGTGGTGCTGATGTTAAAAGAACTGTAACTAACTCAACAGGTGATTGGCAGTTTGTAAATTTTAACAACAGATTACATTGTTTTCATGCTGGGGCAGTTCCTCAACGATATGATGGTGCTTCAGATGCAGGAGAAAAATGGTCTGCTCATTACAACACTACTGCTATTAATGATGCTGGTAATATAAGTGATTCTGTTACAACAATTACAGTAGACAGTACAGTAGGTTTTCCACCTAATGGCAGAATTATAATTGAAAGTGAAATAATATCTTACACAGGAATTACAGCTACAACATTTACTGGATGTACTAGAGGAGCAAGTAGCACTACTGCTGCTACACACAATGATAATGTAACAGTTACAACATCAACTGTTCCTGCTGGAGTTCCTGCAAGTGGATTTAACCCTAGTTGCGGTATGGGATATTACGGTAGACTTTGGTGTGGTGGCGTAGCTTCAGCACCTGATATTGTCTATTGGTCAAATTTACTCGATGGTGATGACTGGTTGGACGGTGATGCTGGTGCAATAGATTTAAGCAAAATATGGGGAACAGATGAGATTGTAGCCATTGAACCTTTTTATGGTAAATTAGTTATATTTGGTAAAAACAATATTGTTATATATGATAGTCCAACTGCTGTGGGTAGCCTTGTCTTAAATGAAGTTATTAGAGGCGTAGGATGTGTTAGTAGAGATTCAATTAAAGCTATTGGTGATGATCTAGTATTTTGTTCAAACACAGGACTTAGGTCTTTAGCACGAACAACTGAAAAAGATAAACTACCATTAACTGATTTAAGTGTAAATATTAAAGATACATTAATTAGAAACATTGGTCAAAGCACAATTGTTAAAAGTGTTTATGTAGAAAATGAAGGTATTTACATTATGTCTTTTCCAATTCTTAATATTACTTATGTTTTTGACTTTAAACATTACACACCTAATAACGCACCAAGAGTAACAACATGGACTTTTGACAACGATAGAGAGCCATCTAGCATGGCATATACTACTTTATACGGTTTATTAGTAGGTCAAAAAGACGGAAGTCTTGCTGGCTATGAAGGTTATTATGATATTGATTTAGCTGCTGATGGAACTACTTTTTCCAATGCTTCTTATACAAGTGATATATCTACAACCTGGATTAATCTAGGAGAGTCTGTAGGGGCTTCTTTATTAAAAAGATTATTTATAGTTCTTGAGGGTGGCTCTGGTGCTACATTAGGTTTAAAGTGGTATAAAGACTTTAGTCCAACTCCATCTACAACAACTCAAATTACTTTAAATCCAGTAACAACAGGAAATACATCGTTATGGGGTGCTTCTAGTTCTTTATATGGAGTAACAACAGTAACTACTACAAATGCAGGTTCTTTTGTAACTAACACTTATTATGCTATTTCAGTAGTTGGTAGTACAGATTTTACAGCAATAGGTGCTTCTGCTAACACAGTAGGTATTGTTTTTAAAGCAACTGGTGCTGGTTCTGGCAATGGTGCTGCGGTAAGTCATGTTCATGTTGCAGGTACGCATCCTAGTAACTCTACTTATGCACCTTTATATGGATTACAAGAATACAAAACACCGCTTACAGGATCAGCTAAAAACCTAAAACTAGCAATATCTATTGAATCTAATGGATATGATGCTTCTTTGCAAGATTTAATTTTATTACATAAACAGGGGAAAATTCGATGAGTAATTATACACTCGCAGTATCTTGGTCTGGTAAGGATGCCCTTGCTGATTCAGATGCAGGTAAGGTAATATCTGGTGCTGACTTTAATACAGAGTTTACAGCAGTACAAACAGCAGTTAATACTAAAGCAGATTTGGCAGGAAGTGCTTCACAAGCATTTGCAGCAGTAACGGCTAGTTCTGGAACTAACACAACACAAGTAGCCACAACTGCTTTTGTTAAAACAGCCAATGATGCACAAACAGGCGTAACAGCAGCAATAGTAAACGCTCTAGTTTACCCAGTAGGCTCTATATACTTTAATATGGCAGTTGCTACAAACCCAGCTACTTTACTAGGAATGGGAACTTGGGTAGCTTATGGTGCTGGTAGAGTATTAGTAGGTAAAGCAGCTAGTGGAACATTTGATACACTTAATGAAGAACTAGGTTCTGAAACACATGCGTTAAGTGTTGCTGAAATGCCTGCACATACTCATAGTTTTACTTATGTTAACAGAGGTGATGCTTGGGGTGGAGGATATGCAATGAGTGCTGCTACTGGTGGTGATACTAGAACTACTTCTTCTCAAGGAAGTGGAACAGCTCACACAAACTTACAACCATCAGTAACAGTTTATATGTGGAAACGCACAGCTTAATAGGAGATAGAAATGGCTTACGAACAATCAGCATTTAAAAGAACAACGCCAGCACAAAGAGGCTTTATCACACCAACAAGAAATAAAGGCGGTGTAATGAATAGACCTGGTTCAAATAATAATTTTGCTAATCTTATAGGTGCAGGTGCTGGATTGTTAACTGCTGGAAAAGATCCAGGGTATCAAGCACAAGAATATGCAGACCAACAATTATTATCTGAAAAAGTTTTAGGCTTAACAACTCCACCTATAAAGGGTATAGGTTATAACAATACTTATAATCCAGAAACAGGATTTCAATCTACTTTAACAGAAGATAATCAAAATTTATACGACCAATCTGGAGATATAGCTGGTATGTTTAGCGGTCAAATTATGGATTATGGTTCTGGTGGTTTTGAAGCTATGGAGCAAAGAAGATTAGAAAGAATGAGGGCGTTAACATCAGAAGATAATGAACGCAGAGCACAACAAATTAGAGAAAGAGATCAAAATACAGGCGCTAGTTTGTATCAACAATATTATAACTCAAGAGCAGAAGGTGATAGACTAAATAGAGAAGATTTAGGTTTTCAAGAAGCTGCTTTTGGACAAGCTATGCAAGGTGGAAATTATCTTTCTGGTCAAAGAAACGCAGCATTAACAGACAGAGCTAATATAGCTAGTCCTGGTAACACAATGCTTACCAATCAACTTTCAAAACTTGATGCTACTTCTAATTTAACAAATGAATCTGCTTCATTAACAGGAAAATATGATGCAATGGCAGCAGCAGACCAAGCAAAAAGAAAAGGTAAGAATAAGTTTTGGGGAAGTGTTTTAGAATTTGGTGGAAATATGATTGCTCCAGGTGCTGGAACAGTTGCTAAAGCTGCCTTATACGCATAGGAGATAATAATGGCAGAATACACTAATGATATGTTTGGCTTACAACAGCTAATGAGAGATGAACAAGCAGCTAAAGAACAGGCATCTATAAACAATGCTGTAAATTTAGCAGGTACTCCACGAGCAAGTATGTTAGCTAACACAATAAACATTGCTGAAGGTCAAGGTAATGCTTATGCTAATCTTGGTAGGATGCTTACAGGTGAAGGTGCTCCAGTTGACCCTAGAGTAGAAAGGATGCAAAAACTTCAAGCTATTCAACAAGAATTTCCCGAACCAGAAACTATGGCAGATTATCAAAAACTTGTTGGTGTGTTTAATA